GGTGCAAGTGGAAACCTCACGGACTCTGCGGGGCTGACGTTTGACGGCACCAACTTCACGACCACGGGCACGGCGTCTGCCACCAAGTTTATTCCGACCGGCGGCACCGCCACTGGCAACGGTATGTTCTTGGCTACGACCAACACCCTCGGATTCAGCACCAACGGCACCCAGGCTTTGACGCTTGATGCGACTGGCAACTTGTTGGTTGGGGTTACGTCGCTTAACCGGCTTAACAGTAGTTCTAATCAGCACTCCATCACGGTTGGCAATAGCGGCACGGACGCAAACTCTGCCGCTGAAATCTACGCTTACAGCGCCGCAACTGCGGACACCCGAGTGCTCGGCAGCATGGTGTTTGGAACCACGGGCACAGCAGCAGCCGAGAAGCGGTCTGCGATTGTTGCGTCCCGCTTGAGTGCGGCGTCTGGCACGACCATTACAGCCAACCTTGAGTTCTACACCAACAACGCGGGCACTCTTGCAGAGCGCGCTCAGATCACCGCAGGTGGTCAGTTTGCCCTGAGTTCAAACGGCAGTGCCTCCGCTCCGGTGATTACCCGCTCGACTGACCTCAACACGGGTATCTTTTTCCCCACGGCAGATGAGATCGCGTTCGCTGAAGGCGGCGCTGAAGTGCTGCGGATTACCGCTGCGGGCTTTACCCGTCCGGTGGCTTACGCTGACACGGTGGTGGCTCTGGGCAATTCTGGAACCTCCACGACCATCAACCTCCAGACCGCCAACGTGTTTACAGCCACGTTGACCGGCAACTGCACGTTTACACTCTCTAACCCAATCGCCACGGGTTCGTCTTCGTTCACGCTGATCTTGACGAACGACAGCACTGCGGGTAGAACTGTGGCTTGGTCTGGCGGTAGTTTTGTTTTCCCTGGCGGGGCAGCAACGCTGTCTCGCACAACCTCGGCGGGTGCTGTTGATGTTTGGGTTTTCTTCACCCCAAACGGAGGTTCGACGTGGTACGGCAATATCGCCATGAAGGATATGAAGTCTTAACAGGAGCAAGAAATGGCTTTGACTACTGAACAACAGGCCGCAATGGATGCACAACTGGCGCAACAAGCCGCAATGGAGGCTTCTCGCCACGCCAATCAACTGGCGATTGAAGCAAAACGTGCCAAACTTGAGATGGTACGTATGGCAAAAGATACGTTGCTTGAAAACGCCCGTAGCAAGCCCGCTGACTCTCGTGAAGTGACTGCTGCGGACATCACGGCATTTGCGCAAGCGTTGGTGGCTTACATCGACGGCTAATGCAGGGTTTTGCCTACTTCCCGGCTATCGTCTATCGAGATGAGCGGCCTGACCTTGTGGAAAAGGTGCTTCCGACATGCATCCAATATCTGGATCAAGTCCGCAAGCCCGAGTGGCCCATGTGTCAGTCCGACCATCTCGGGAACGACCGCGCCTTCAGGGAAGTAGCAGACTACCTTCTGCTGTCTGTTGTAGACCTGCTCCGTGGGCAGGGCTACGCGGTAGAGAAGTACGACTTCTATCTCTCCGGCCTATGGGCGCAGGAGGTCAATCGTGGCGCAGGTACCGACGTGCATGTCCACAAGAACAGCCAAATGTGCGGGTGGTTCTTTCTCGAAACCCCGCAAGGGGGTGCGTATCCGATTTACCACGACACCCGCATGAACAAGTCCATGATCGAACTGGATTTCGTGCAGGACGCCGAGGTCAGCAACGCTACCAATACCATCCACTTCAACAACATGGTGCCTGGAACCGTGATGTTTGGAAATTCGTGGATGCGGCATCAACTGACCGGCAGCAACGCCGACACCCCGACACGGTGCATCCACTTCATCGTGTCTCACAAGGAGCGCCCGTGCAGCATGTGCTGACCCCCTACTCCATGCCCATAGAGCCTTTTGTTTGGTGGGAGAACGGCTTCACGGAGCAGGAACTGAACTGGCTCCAAGAGCAGGCCATTAAGGCTGATCAACGGGCGCAGGTTGGGGGTGATCCGCAGGGTGCAGATTTGGCAAAAATCCGCCGTTCGCAAGTGTCCTGGCTGGATAAGAATCAAGACACCGCTTGGGTCTTCAACAAACTCGGGCATATTGCCTCCTCCCTCAACGCCCAGTATTACCGGTTCGATCTGACGGGTTTTGGCGAAGCCATACAGTTGACCAACTACGCTCACTCTGAACAGGGGATGTACGGATGGCATCAAGACTACGGTGGGAGACTCAGCCCCAGTCGAAAACTCAGTCTGGTACTACAACTGACCGATCCGAGCCAGTACGAGGGGGGAAACCTCCAAGTTCTTACTTCTGGTCAGCCGCAAACCGTTCGCAAACAGCGGGGTCTGGTGGCGGCATTCCCTTCGTATGTACTCCATCAAGTAACCCCCGTGACAAACGGTGACCGCCAATCTCTTGTGGCTTGGGTTTCTGGGCCTGCATTCCGATGAACGCTGAATATAAAGACTTCATTGCCATCTACCGGGACGTGTACCCGGAGGGGTACTGCCAGCACTTAATCTCAGAGTTTGAGCGGTTGGTTGGCTCTGGGGCGGGGAATAACCGTCAGCAACACGAGTATTCCCACAAACACCACAAGAACGACATGCAGTTGAGTTTGAACTTCGGCGTACATACGGTCGGCGGGTTTGGCGGTCAGGCTGCGACAAGGATTTTCTTTGAAGGATTGCAGCGTTGCTACGATCACTATACTGAGCAGTTTTCACCGCTTCGTGATGGAAAGATTCGCGGCACATCAATGAAAATGCAGCGCACTGATCCGGGGGGCGGCTACCATCTGTGGCATGCGGAGCAGGGTAACGGCGAACATGCAGAGCGTGTTTTGGTGTATATGCTATACCTGAACACTCTTACTGCTGAAGAGGCCGGTGAAACTGAGTTTCTTTATCAGCAGCGCAGATTGCGCCCAGAAGAAAACACAATGGTAATCTGGCCGGCGACTTTTACACACACCCATCGTGGGAATGCGGTGTTTGGTGAACGCAGTAAATACATTGTGACTGGGTGGTTTTACTATGACTGACGCTGAACTGTTTGAACTTGATGGTTGCGTAAGGATAGATAACTTTATCGACCCTGCAACTATTAGCATAGTATCTCGGTATCTGGAAAATAAAATAGTTCGTGGCGAGTGGACCGAGAGTCCAAATGGCCCTGAAGTTACGTCGCGCTTAGCCTATTATGCAGACCCATTGATTGAGGTCTTGCTGCAAGAATGTAAAGGGGCTGTGGAAACAGCAACCGGAAAAACGCTGATACCGACGTATTCATATACGCGGGTGTATCAACCCGGGGAACAACTAAAGCCCCATGTTGACAGACCGTCTTGCGAAATAAGTGTCACAGTTAATGTGGCAACTAAGGGAGCATTTTCCCCAGTATATACAAAATATAAAGACGGAGCCCCGCAAGAGCACGTTCTGAACCCTGGAGATGCGGTCGTATACAAAGGGTGCGACGCGGTTCATTGGCGGCACCCACTGGGTAGCGATCAACTTAACGTGCAGTTTATGCTGCATTACGTGGACAAAGACGGCCCAAATGCGGAGTACGCAAAAGACAAGCGTGCTCGATACGGCATGGGCACTCACGCAAGGAGTTAAGAATGCCTGCAGGAACACCAAAAGTAACGCTGTTTGGGGGGAAGACTGTTGTCCCCGGCGGCACGCAGACTTTTAATTCTCCAGGCACGTTTACTGTGCCCTTGGGGGTTACAAAAGTAAGTGTTCAAGGTAGAGGCGGTTCTGGTAACCCCGGCAATCCCGGGAATTCTTCACCCGGTTCTCCCGGCACTGCTAATGGCGCAGGGGGCGGTGGTGGTGGCGGAATCATGCTTTATTGCTTACCAAATGGTACTCCTTTGGCCATTTATACCTCTGGCGGTGGGGGCGGCCTTGGCAGCACTTCTCCGTTTCAAGCGTCGGGTGGCTCAGGAGGTTCTGGTCAATCCGGTAATCCTGGCAGTACTGGTACTCCTGGCGGTGCTGGCAATCCGGGAAATCCGGGCACTACCGGCGGAAATTCGTCGGGTCTTGGATATACCTTCCCCGGCGGCAACGCGGGGAATGGCGGCACCGCAGGCTCAAGCGGTTACGGAGGTAACGGCGGTGGCGGCGGAGGCGGAGGGTATTTCTATCAAAGCCCATGTCCGTATAATAGTTTTGGGGGTAGCGGAAGTTTTGGCTCCGGTGGCAATGGGGGCGGTACTGGGTGGAACTCCTGCGGCGCAAGCGGTAATGCTGACGGTGGCGGCGGCGGTGCAGGCTCTTGCAATCCAGGCACCCCGGGACGCTATCCTCCGTGTGGTCCAGGGAACTCCAGGCAAGGCGGAAATTGCGGCGGCGGCCCCGGCGGAAACCTTTACTACAACAACGGGAACACTGGTTCACCGGCCAATAATAGGCAAGCAGGTGGCGGGGGTGGCGGCGGTAGCCAGTATTCTTTTCCTAGCGGTTACGGTCCTGCTTGCATTTACGGCGCAGGCGGTGGCGGCGGTGGCCGTGGGAATAATCCAACTTCTGCAAACGCAGGAAATCCTGGAGGCCCTGCAAGCCCCGCAACGTATTCTTGCGTTACGGTAACCCCCGGTGCGTCGTATCCGATTACAGCCAGCAGCCCCGCAGGAAACGTCACCATTTCTTGGAATCCGCAATGAACAAGAAACAGTTGCAGAAGCGCATGGAAGATATAGACCGCAACATGTCGGTTGAAAACCGCATGGGTGATCTTCGTCGCGCGCGTTCGGTTACTGTTGGCACTGCGTTTGGTGGCACTACGGAGTTGATGCTCCGTGGCAATGACGGCAACGTCATCTGGGCCATCATGCAGCCGGTGGAGGTGGTGGAGTTGATCCATCAACTTGCCGCTAATGTGGGGTGCCATATACACCTTCAGCCGCGCAACGATTTCGCCAGTTGGAGAAACTGGAAAAACACTGACGAAGAACTTAAACACTACCGTTATGGGGGCGCTGCACTTCTGAGTCCGGGAGTCGGGCACCCCCCTCACGTAAACGACATGGCCCCGCATCAACATATTGGGCAAAATCTTCCTGCCCCCGAGCAACAGCCCGGACTTCAACCCGCCTTGATGGCAAGGAGTAATGAAAATGAGCAAACTCTGGCAACTCAAAAAACTGTCGGACGGAAGCGCACTAAACGAACCGCAGCCGCTGCCTGAAAACTGGGGGCCGATCTTCGGCCTTTACGGCTTCATCGACCAGATCGGTGATCTGTCGTGGCTAGGTGAGTCCTACAACGATCAGGGATGGGTTGAGGTGGGCGATGCGCCACCCGCCCCCGCCACCTCGTCTGCGGCAGAACTCGCCTGGGACCGCGCCAAAAAGATGTTGGCAGAGTCCGACTGGGCGATGCTCCCCGACGTGCCAATGACGACGGGCAACAAGGCGCTGTGGATTGAGTATCGCCGTGCGTTGCGCGAGATTCGCCTTCAGCCTGGGTTCCCGGCAGACATTCAGTGGCCCAAGGCTCCTGATTGACCAAGTACACGATCCGGTTCAATAAGTCACGCGGACAACCGGGTCGTGGCTCCATGCTTCATGTCTGGCGCGTGTTTGAGGGCAGCAGGGAAATCCTTGCCAAGCACGTCAGGATTGAAACCCGGTCGTGGACGGAGTTGGACGCCAACGGGCAGGACTACAACATCGCGTGCCGTGGGCGCATGATGTTCTTTGAGGACACCGACACGGTGGTGATCACGGAGTAATCATGGAAGAAACCAAACCCGCTGAGACAGCCAAAGAAGTTGCCGGTAAGTCTATCGGCAGGTTTGGTCTCTTCTACATCACCCTGATCGTCCTGATCGGGGTGGGCTCCTCCTATTTCCTGTCTGACTCTGCCATCACGGCTGTGATGACGATGATCGGCGGCGCTCTGGTGGCCCTCATCAACATGATGAACGGCATCGCGGGCACGGCAGAGAAGCAAGAGAAGCCTGAGTTCAAGGTCATCCAGACCCTGATCGACAAGTTGGATCGCCTGGACAAGCCCGAGCAGCCCATGAAGGTGACTGTGCAGGGCGACAAGGTAACGGTCAGCAAGGGTGAGGATGTGGTTACGGCCACAAGGGAGTAAACATGTTTGAAATCCTTGGTGGTGGGCTGCTTGGCAGTCTCTTCGGTGGCCTGTTCCGGCTTGCACCAGAAGTCCTGAAGTTCTTGGACAAGGGCAATGAGCGCAAGCATGAACTGTCGATGTTCACGCTCCAGACCGATCTGGAGAAGATGCGCGGCCAGTTCAAGATGGAAGAGCGGTACGTTGACTACAGCGTCAATCAACTGGATGCCATCAAGGAAGCCTTCAAGGAGCAGGCCACGACTGCCAAAGAAGCCGGATGGTTTGTGGCGGCAGTCTCTGCCCTTGTCCGTCCCGGTATCACCTGGGCGCTGTTCTTCATGTACGCCACGGTCAAGGCGGCTGCGATCTACATGGCCTTCAAGTCGGGCGGGCATTGGTCTGAGGTGATGACCCGCGTCTGGGATGCAGATGACTTCGCCATGCTCAATATGTGCCTGACGTTCTGGTTTGTTGGAAGAAGCATTGAGAAGTACCAGAAGTGACCACGGAAGCCATCCGTATCGCACGGGAGGCGCTGTGCAAGCCCTTTGAGGGTTACGCCAAGCGCCTGCCGAACGGCGACTGCAAAGCCTATCCCGATCCGGGTACGGGCGGGCATCCTTGGACGATTGGCTACGGCAGCACCGGCCCCGAGGTGACGCCTGATACGGTCTGGACACTACAACAGGCCGAAGCCTCCTTGGACAGCCACCTGCTGCACTTCTCCGTTGGCGTCATCAAACTATCGCCAATACTGATCAAACAACCCGCCCGACGCCTTGCCGCCATCATCAGTTTCGCGTATAACTGCGGGCTAGGAAACTACCGCATCTCCACGCTAAAGAAGCGGGTTGATGCCCAGGACTGGGCGGGTGCGTGCGAGGAAATCGTCAAGTGGAACAAGGCCGCAGGCCGCGTATTGAGGGGGCTAACCCTTAGACGTGAAGCCGAAGCGGCACTGCTGAGATAACCATGCCGCTGAAGAAACTCAAACTCAACCCCGGCGTAAACAAGGAAAACACCCGCTATACCAACGAGAACGGTTGGTATGAGTGCGACAAGGTGCGTTTCCGTCAGGGCACTCCCGAGAAGATTGGTGGATGGGCCCGTATCTCTGCCAATACTTTCCTTGGTGTTTGCCGCTCCCTGTGGAACTGGGTGACTCTGACCAATGAGAACTTGGTCGGCGTCGGTACGCATCTGAAGTTCTACATCGAGAACGGCGGGGCATACAACGACATTACCCCGCTTCGCACGACCGTCACTCTTGGTACCAACCCGTTTACGGGCAATGGCACTACGACGGTTACAGTGACCGCCTCATCTCACGGCTGTGTGACCGGTGACTTTGTGACCTTTAGTGGCGTCACGGGTACTTACGCCTCGGTGCTGAACGCCGAGTTCCAGATCACCGTCGTCAACGTCAACTCCTACACCATCACCACCCCCTCAGTTGTTGCTGCGGGGGCCACAGGCGGTTCGGCAGTTTCTGCTGCCTACCAGATCAACGTCGGCCCTGAGATTGTTGTTCCGCTGACCGGTTGGGGCGCGGGGGCGTGGGGTGTAGGCGCTTGGGGCGTAGGTGTGCCAAGCACCACACAGACGGCCATCCGGCTGTGGAGCCAAGACAACTTTGGTGAAGATCTGATCTTTGGCCCTCGCAAGGGTGGCATTTACTACTGGGATGCCAACTCTGGTCTGGGCGCTCGGGGGGTGGCATTGTCTTCGCTGTCCGGGGCATCTGATGTGCCCACGGTTCAGAATTTCATCTACATCTCCGACATCAACCGCTTTGTGTTCTGCTTTGGTTGCAACGACTACGGCTCATCGACCATTGACCCCATGCTGATCCGGTGGTCGGATCAGGAGAGTGCAGTCAACTGGACCCCCTCGGCTACCAACCAAGCAGGTAGTCTGCGGTTGTCGCATGGTTCCGAGATCATCACGGCAGTTCAGGCCCGTCAGGAAATCGTGGTGTTCACCGATTCCGCCATTTATTCCATCCAATACCTCGGTGCTCAGGCGGGTGTCTGGGGCGCTCAACTCTTGGGCGACAACATCTCCATCGAGGGCCAAAACGCTGCGGTTATTGGATCGGGCGTGATCTACTGGATGGGCGTGGACAAGTTTTACCAGTACGACGGTCGTGTTCAAACGTTGCCCTGCGACTTGCGTCGTCATGTATTCAACGATTTCAATCAGTCCCAAGCGGCTCAGGTCTATGCCGGAACCAACGAGGGCTTCAATGAAGTCTGGTGGTTCTACCCGTCTGCCAACTCCACGGTCAATGACCGGTACGTCGTCTACAACTACCTTGAAAAGATTTGGTACTACGGCACGATTGGCCGCACGGCGTGGCTTGACTCCGGTTTGCTCAATTTTCCGATTGCGGCGACCTACAACCATAACCTCGTCTTCCATGAAAACGGCGTGGACGACAATGAGACTGCGACCCCGACAGCAATCAACGCCTACATCGAGTCTGCTGAATTTGACATTGAAGACGGACAAAACTTTGGCTTTGTCTGGCGCATGCTGCCGGACGTGACATTTGTAGGTTCAACCGCCAACAATCCGCAATTAACCATGTCGCTCATCCCCATGAAGGGGGCAGGCTCCGGGTTTAACACGCCCCAATCCCTGGGCGGGTCGAGCAGTGCAGCGGTTACACGCACGGCCACGGTGCCGATTGAGCAGTTCACCAACATCGTTTACATCCGGGTGCGCGGGCGGCAGTTGATTATGAAAGCCGAGTCCACCGCTCTTGGCGTGGCGTGGCAGTTGGGTTCCCCCCGTATCGACGTTCGGATGGATGGCCGCAGATGAGCCTGCTCATTGAAGATGCAATTGTCCCGCCGCCACCTAATCTGCCCCTTGCGCCGAGTGGTTACGACTCACGCTATCAGGAGCAGTTCAACAACGTCCTGCGTCTGTACTTCAACCGCTTGGACGCAATACTGAGGCAGATCGTGGCAACGACATCCCCCATCCCAATCTCAATTGGTGGCACCAACACGGATGCCTTTGGGCGGCTGCGGGTCAGTCAGCCCTATACGCTCTTCGACTCTCAGCAACGCTACGCTGCGGACAACCAGTTTGATACGAGCACGGTCAACGGTGCATCTACCACGTTCCTGAGCAACGAGTCCACTGTACTCATGTCGGTAGACAACACCCTCAACTCTGAGGCAGTGCGGCAGACGTTCCGCTCCATGTCCTACCAACCGGGCAAGGGGCTGTTGGTGCTTGCCACCTTCGCCATGAACACACCCACGGCCAACATCCGGCAGCGTGTGGGGTACTTCAACACCCAGAACGGCGTGTTCTTCCAGGCCAACGGCACCACGCTGTCGATGGTCATGCGTTCCGATTCTCTGCCTACGCCGGGAACGCCGAGCGATGTCCGCACCGTCAACCAAGCCGACTGGAACGGGGACAAGTTGGACGGCACCGGGGCGTCCGGTCTCACGCTCGATCCGAGTAAGACGCAGATTTTCTGGTGTGACTTTGAATGGTTGGGTGTGGGCTCGGTGCGTACCGGGTTCGTGATCAATGGCCAGTACATCGTCTGCCATACCTTCAACAACGCCAACGACATTGGCTCGGTCTACATGACCACGGCCATCCTGCCGGTGCGGTACGAGATCAAGAATCTGTCCAACCTCACCACCGCGAGCATGAAGCAGATTTGCTCGACGGTCATCTCTGAGGGCGGCTACGAGCAGTATTCCCCGAGTCACTTGGCGCGACGCACGACCAAACTCAGCAACATCCAACTGACGTTCAAGCCGGTTGTGTCGATCCGTCTGGCGTCTACGGCGCTTGGCGCAGTGGTGCTTCCTGGCCGGATGCAAATACTTCCCATCGCAAGTCAAAGTTACGAGGTGGGCCTGTTCTTCAATGCAACCCTGACCGGCGCATCTTGGTCGGCTGTTCCCACGGACTCCAACGCAGAGATGGATACCTCTGCTACGGCCATGACGGGCGGCACTCTGGTGCAGACAGACTATCTTGATGCTTCCGGCAGCGGAGGCAAGCAGCCTCTGGTTGATCCGGCAGGCTACAACTGGGCCTTGCAGTTGGGCGTGTCCTTGGCAAACGCCAGTGATGTCCTGACGCTTGCCATCCGCACGGTGGATTCTGCAACTCCGCAAGGCGAGTGCTACGGCACTATCGCTTTCTGGGACTTGACCCAATAAAATGACCTCAACCTTCTTCTCGGGATAAATCATGGCCACTGCTCAACAAGGGATCATGGCTTTGCCAGAAATGAGCCAACAAGCAGCCCCCGCGGCCGTCAGCCCCGAGCAGATGGCCGTTTTTGATCAAATGCGGCAAAACATCTCCCCCAAGGAGATGTCCGACGAGCTTTTGGGAGCAGCGGCGCAAGTTGATCCCCAGGCGGTTGCGGAGTTTAAGGCCGAGCTGGATGCACTGGACGTGCCGCCGGAGATCCTGGATCTGCTGGACCAGTTGATCGATGAGATCCTGGCCAATCCCGAGAACTACGAGGCCATCAAGGAAAAGTACCGCGCTCAGGGTATCCCCGAGGATATGCTGCCGGAGGAGTTCGATGCAGAGCTGTTTGGCGCGCTGAACATTGCCCTGGCACAGCTTCGTGGCGAGCCTGCGGG